CGACGGTGACGCTTCGCCGCCGCCGTAGTCCCGCAGGGAGCCAGGCTGCGGCTTTTCTTCTCAGCCACAGGACCCCCTCTCAACGGGAAATTTTGGGTTTCAGAGCCCACGGGGGGATGTCACTATGACCGAAGGGGGAAACTTCATGCCGGGGAGGGGTAACCCCCGGGGGTACGTTTCCCATTTCGTTACCATCTGAAAACCAATTCCGTTTCGTTATCGTTGGATTAAAAACTGTTTGGACTCACCATGCTTGCGTGGTCTTTGGTGCTCGCACCTGGTGTGCGAGGCGCTTACGTCCGCGCCTACTGTTGCATCGTCGGTGTGCTGGTGCCAGGTCGCCGAGCAGGTTGCCGCCGTTTGCTATGGCGTCGAGGTGGTCGGCGGTGAAAGCGAGCGGGTGTGTGTAGGGCAGGCTCATGTCGATTGGTTTGCCGCAGAGGTGGCAGGGCCACCCGTTGTCGCTGGTTGCTTTGCGCAGTTCGGCTGCGCGTTTGCGGTATGTGCGGTCACTGTATTTGGTCACAGTCGCACCTGCTTCCGATGATGGCGCGAAGGCGCTGTTTGCTGATGGTGAGGGTGAAGTAGGCTTCGGTGTCGAAGATTGCTTGTCCCCAGCTGATGTCGACGTCCCATTCTGCGGGGAATCGTTCGCGGAGTGTTTTGAAGATCTTCTCGGCTTCTTCGTCGGTGAAGTCTCTGTAGCACATGGTGCCACTCCTTAGATGGTGAGGGTGAGGGTTGTGAGCAGTGTGGCGAGCAGGAGTGCTCCTGCGATGGTGCAGGTTACGGCTCGTGGCGCCTTGTTGGTTGTGGCGATGTCTACTGCGTTGACGGTTAGGTTGGTGCCGATGATGGCGGTGATGATTGCGACGGGGAGCATTGTTTTGCTTTCTGGTACAGGTGGAGCCCCTGTCCGTGGTGGGCAGGGGCTCCGACTGAAGTGACTACACGTTGCTAACCATTGAGTGTCGTCTTCTGTGATCCGCCGCTTTCATGTGCCCACTAATTGTTTTTGGGCACCATGAAGCTGGGCCACAGTGTACACAAGTTTTCAGGTGGTTGCAATGAGTGCGGTGCGGATGGTGTCGATGCCGCGCCAGGTGGTTTTGCATGCGGCGCAGATGGCGGTTTCGGCGCGTAGGTGGAAGTGGATTGCTTCGGCTACTCGTTGTCCGCCTTCGCTGGTTTCGGTGACGACCCATTCGGCGCCGCAGTTGGGGCAGGGTACGCGGATTGGGATGGCGGTTTCGTCGAGTGCTTTGATGGCTTCACGCCAGCCGGTGAGCTTGGTGACGGCGTAGTCGTGGTCGACGTGGTGCGCCCAGTTGATGAGCCTGTCTTCGAGGGGCGCGTGCTTCCAGATCTGGTGGACGGCGGGCAGGTCGTACCGGATTTGGTGTTCGATGGCGGCTTTGATGAGGAGGGCGTGGTCGTTGCAGGGACTGGTGGATTTGAACCCGCCGCCGCCGGGCCCGCTGTTGGGACGTTCGGTGATGGCGTGTTCGAGTTGCTGCAGCAATGGTAGGGCTCGGGTGTAGATGGTGGTTCCGTGCCAGGTGTGGGTGGCGAGGTGGTCGTTGGTGAATTCATGGAGCAACGAATTCAAGGAGAGCATGGTGGTGTTTCCTTAGTGTTGGGGGTGGGTTGGTGGTTCGGGCTGGTGGTGTAGGGGTGTGATGACGATGAGCAGGCCAGGGGCTTCTTTGTCGAAGCCGCCGTGGTGGAGGTGGGGTCCGTCGAGGTGTTCGTGGTTGTCGTCTGGGAGGAGCCCCGCTTGGACGTATGCGTCGATGATGGCTTTGGCGGTTGGGTAGAGGTTGGCGGGGTCGTAGCGGCCTCGCCTGCTCTTGTAGATCCAGATGTCGATTTGGGCGTGGGTGAGGGTGGGGATTTGGTGGCTGGGGTGCTCTTGTTTCCATTGGTGGATGTCGTGGTTGGCTGCGTGTTTCCATTGGTCGGCGTTGGCGCGGTAGGTTCGCCAGTGGGTGCCGTTGGAGCGGTTGATGGAGAGGAGGGTTTTTCCGTCGAGGGGGATCCAGCGGAGGATTGGTTTGCTGTGTGGGGTTTTTTTGAGGGTGATGGTGGCGGGTGGGGTTTCAGAAGGGTGGAGTGTCATTGGCGCTGTCCTTTCGTCGGTGTTGGTTGAGTATTGGGGTGTAGCCGGGGGCGGTGAAGTGGCAGATGTGGTGTGGGGCGACGGTGATGCCGGCGGCTGGTGGGGCGTGGAGTTCGTTGAGGTGTAGGGCGGTGTCGGTGGCCTCTAGCTGGTAGGCGCGTCGTCCTTGGGCGAGGGTGGCGCGGATGGTGGTTGGGTTGGTGGTGGTTGTGGGGTCTGCTGTGGTGGGCATTGCGGTGGTGGGGCCGGTGAGTCCGGTGAGGATGAGTGCTCCGCAGCGGGTGCAGGTGTTGATGTGTGCTTGGCGTGCTTGGCGGGGGTTGGGTTGGGTGTTTTGTTCGTGTCGGATCCATTCGGGGGTGCCTGGTGGTGGTGTTGGGAGTTGGTCGAGGAGGTCGGGCTGTTTTTTGGTGGTTTTTCGGGGCATGGTGGGTCTTTCGGGTGCGTGGAAAAGTTGTGAAGCCCGGTGTTTAGGCTTGTCGGTGGGTTTTGGGCTTCACAACATTCACAAGGTTCTATATGCATGGTTGTAACGGGCGTGTGCGCGCGCGTATGTGTTTGTCACCTACTTATAAAAGTTGTGAATGTTGTGAAGCCCATTTGTGCCCTGACTGGGGAAAACCCCGGCTTCACAAGGGCTAAAACTTGTGAAGCCCTTGTGAATGTTGTGAAGCCCGGCGTTTACCAGATGTCGGCGTCTTTGAGCTGCAGACCGCCGTACAGTCGGGGCCCGCCGTGCACCTGCGGGGGTGCGTCTCGACCGACCAGCACCCCGTGCACCTTCAACTGGGAGGCGAGCGCCCTGCCCTTGACCGACTCCAGTCCTTCCTCCGCGCACCAGATGTGGTAGGCCTGGCGTAGGTCGGTGACTGCCACGGTGTAGTGCTTGTTGCCGGGGTAGAGGTCGCAGCGGGCGGCGAGGAACTGACCGACCGTATCCTGGCTACTCTTGTAGGCTTCGGTGGCGGCGCGGACTGCCTCGGGCGGCTGCAACCCGTCACGGAAGTAGGCGACCGCGCCTGCGATGATCCATGCGAGCACTGCCGCCGCGTCGGCACGCAGCTTCTCGGGCAGGAGCTCATCACGCTCTTCAGCGGGGACGGTGTGGACGAATGGGACGAGGTTCATGCGTCGCCATACGGATTCGCCGCCGTCTTCGACTGCGGGCTGGTGGTTGCCCATCAGGTGCAGGTGGTGGGTGGGGGTGAACTCGAAGAAGTCCTTGTTCATGAAGCGGGCGGTGATGCGGTCACCACCGGTGAGCATCTTCAGCTTTGCCTCATCGAGGGTGTCGGTTGCGTTGGTTTCGGAACCGACCACGAAACGCTTACCGTTGAGGCGCGCCAATTCGGTGGCGTGTTCCTGGAAGGGCTTCTTCATCAGGAACCCAGCAGGCAGGGTTGCGGCGTAGTCGCCGAGTGCGCCGGTGATGGCGTCGTAGTAGACGCTCTTGCCGTTGCCGCCGGTGCCGTAGGCGAAGGCGAAGACGTGCTCACGCTGCAGACCGGTCGCGGAGTAGCCGGCAAGCCTCTGCATGTACCCGGTGAGCGCCGCATCGTGGTTGAAGGTGGTGGCGAGGAACCGCTCCCAGGTGGAGGAGGTGCCTGCGGGTGCCACGGCGGTTTGTTTGGTGTGCATGCGTTCGGGTGCCTGTGGCATGAGTTCTCCTGTTCTGAGGTTGATGATTCCGGTGGGGGTGTTGAGTTCGTCGAGGTGGGTGTCGAAGGCTGAGGCGGGCACCGCGATGGTGGGCTGGACTTTGAGGAGTCCGAGTAGGGCGGTGGAGCCGCGGTGGGAGCGGGCGTAGCGGATGAGCGCGTGCGCCTCTTTGTCGGGTTTGCCTTCGTCGGTGACGGGCGGTTTGAGGGCGGCTGCGAAGTTGAGCAGCGCGAGCTTGGTGTCGCCGCCGGTGTCGGGTTGTTCTTCCCAGCGGGTGCCGGTCCAGTGGAAGAAGCGGCCGCGATCCGTGTTGAAGCGGACGTGGTTGTTGAAGAGGTGGGTGAAGGCGCGGATGAGCCCTAGTTCGGTCCAGTCGGTGATGGTTGCGCCGTCACTGCTGACGGTGGTGGGGTCTTCCGTGGTGGTGGTTGCTGTTTCGGTTGCCGGCTCCCTCACCGTCTGCACCTCTGCCGGTGCCTCTGTTGTGGCGGGTGGCGGTGTGGGTGGTGCCGGGTGGCGTGCGGGTAGGATGTCGGAGAGTTTCACAGTGATGGGTGCTTTCTCACCAAATCCGGCTGCGGCTAGAGCACGTGCGGCGGCGGTGTCGTCGCCTGCATGGTTGAGCAGGCTGTAGGCTCGGAATTTGGTGATGGGTTCTTCGATGGGGAAGTTGGGGACGGAGGATGAGAAGACGTAGAGGCGGTCGCGGTCGTCGGCGTGGCCGGTGGATGCGGAGTGCCCGTCGCGGGGGTGCTTA